TGCTCCGGTGGAGTGGACAGATATGTTCGGCGATACTGAGAGGACTCGATTAATACACAGTATAAGCGAGTTAAGGGTAGTAACGGCGGCACAGGGGCAGATGTTAATGGAATTGGCAGACCCTAACGGAGTAGACCCGAATGAATAAACATTTTTTATATTTTAATATGAATAAGTTATCTCGCCAGACTTCACGTTCTGACTGGCGACTTATATGGCGATATATCCGTGAGGTACGTAATCACATGGAGAAAAATATAAATCAGACATTAAATGACTTTTTGATATATGGAAAAACGAATATAGATTTTAGGAGTAATAAAGATTTTAGTAATACGTTACCGCCTATATGGAACAGACCCTAATGAAACGTAGAAACTTTATACAATTAGTTGCAGGACTTCCATTTTTGGGATTGGCAGATTTCACTACATTTGCACCCAATACGATAGATGTCCTTCATCTTGATAAAAAATATAATTTATTTGAATTAAATAAGCAGATGATAAGTAAGGCGTTTTATATGGATATGTTTGAATGTTTGTCTGAGGAAAATAGTATTATAAAGGATTTACCTTTTGTTAATATAAAATAAACCAAAAGAAGATATAGGCAACTACTTGGTCTGGCCACCGAGGAGATGCCGTAATCATCGAAACGCCTATTACGGAGGCCGTTGAGGTAAAACTTAGCGGCTTCTTTCTTTTGGTGGAGAATAATATGGACTACAGTAAAAAGACATTATATCAGAGAGTGATAAGTCGTCACGCTGACATGGTACAGCATAGGAAGTTATGGGAACCACAGTGTGATGATATAGTTGAATATTGTCGTCCTGACCTTATTTTGGGTGATTCTTTAGACACTTCTGAAGGTAGTTTTCAAGGTGAAAGCATTGTCGAGGGTTCTGCTTTCTTCTCTGAACTGACTTGGCAGAGGGGGTTCATGGGTTTACAGGTTGGTTCTAAGATTAACTGGATAAAGTATATATTAAGAGTTCTTGACACTAACGCAGCTAAATACTTCAAGGGTAATGACCGTGTAAACTTATTCACTCAAGAGTTAAGAGAGTACATGTTAGAGGTTTACCGCAAGAGTAATTATTATTCTGCAATGCCTGATTTCGTTTTGGATGGCGGTACTGTCGGTTCACCTGTAATGTTAATTGAGGAAGACTTAATAAATGGGGTAAGTGTATGTAAAGTACCCCATTATACACAGAGATACTTAAAGAAGGACTGGTTTGGTAACGACACATCTTTGCATCTTGTCCATGAGATTACTTTACTTGAAGCTGTAGAACTATTTGGTAAAAAGAACTTGCCTGAAACTTTACAGCAGGATTTGAGGGCTGGTCATCACAAGATAAAGGTAAAATTCTTACAGGCTATTTATAGGTCAGGTGATGAGATATTACAAAACCTTCCAGAGCCTTTAATGGTAAGAGGGCCTTGGATGGAGTTTTATTTCTGTATGGAGGCTGTTAATAAAGAGGATGAAAAGCCTATAAGAATAAAACCATACTCAAGTAAACCATTTATTTCATGGCATTATTCAAGAAGGTCGGAAGAGACTTATGCCCGTACTCCTTCGTGGTGGGCTATATATGATATTAAGGGTAACACCGCAGGTTGGAATACATTATTCTTAACAGCGGAGAAGCAGGCTGACCCTCCGATGATAATGCTCCAGCAGATGAGAGCGAGAACGGACTTAATGCCTGGTGGTGAAGTTCTCGCCGCTTCAACGGATGAATACGACCGTCCTCCCAAACCGATAGACCAGAAGGACAAGTACCCATTTGTGGTGGATTTCATGGACAGGTTGAGGGGCAATATTGACAGGTTCTTCCATGTAGACCTTTTTATGCAGATACAGAACTATCAGAAGGAACATACCCAACCTCCTACCGCTTATGAAATAATGACAATGCAAGCTGAGAAGAATGTTCAGATAGGCCCGGCTATACAGGGATATGAAAAGTTTCTCGGTGAAGCTGATGCAAGATTGATGGCGATAGAGAACAGGGCTGGCAGACTACCAGAGATTCCACAGGAGATACTTGACCTTACAGAAGGAACTATTGAGCCTATATTCGTAGGGCCTTTAGCTTTAGCTCAAATGCAGGGTCAGATGTTACAGAAGTTACAGACTGGTCTTGGGATATGTGAGATGATAGCACCATTTTCCGAGAACGCCGCCAAGTATAAATTAAAATGGCCTCAACTTCTTGAGAAGGCTCTTGAAGGTATAGACTTCTATCAGGACGTTATGAACTCCGAAGACGAGTATAACCAGATAGTTGAATCCATAAACGAAGAGATTAGACAGGCTCAGAACGCAGAGGTAATGCAGAAAGAGGCTCAGGCAGTAAGAAACTTAGGTTCTAAGGCCGAGGAAGGTTCTCCATTAAAGGAGATGGTTGCATGAAAGATGTCTTATTAACTGAGTATATGAAGTCACCTAAGTTATTAGGGTTAAGGTTACTCGATGTCTTTAAGGAGATTAAAACTGAATACGACAGAGCTTTACATAATACTGCTCTTAATGACGTATGGATATTATTGGAAGATGGTAAGAAGGTTGAATACTTATCGGAAAAGGTAGCTGAATTGATAATTGATATTTCAAAGAAAGAAGGACATGAAAAAGAAAAATGAACAGATACCGTTAGCAAAAGTGCCTGACGTTACATTTCATGGAAGGAGAATATTCTGTGAAGTGTTCCCTACTGATAATGCAGAGTTGCTTGTCGATGAGGTTGGTAAGGTTTTACAAAGTATGATAGCCGAAAGAATGTCGAAGGAGCCTTCCAAGATATTTACAGGTGCAAAGATTATAACTTAAAGAAAGGAAAATGATGACAGAAATAGAAGAACTAAAAAGAAAATGCTTGAAGGATAATGGTCAGCCGAGGAAGAACGCTTCTCACGCAGACCTTATAAGACTCTTGGAACTTCAGGCAACTGTTACGAAGAAGGTAGATATTGAAGATTACGATAACCTCTCTGAGTTGGAGACTGAATACGGAAGTCTTTATAAGAGTTGTTACGACGAAGAAGGCAACTTAAAAAAGGGATGGACTTCCAAGAAACTTGCCAGAATTTACGCTCTCAAGGATATGATTGAGCAGGAACCTCCAAAGATTACTCGATTATTAACTAAAACTTTACCTAATGGCAGGATTGAGATTATTGTCTCTGAAGGGCCTCCTACCGTTCTGGAGGGAAGAGATGAGAATGGCGTATGGAAAACAGTATCAAGGATAATGTCTCGTGGTGAGGTCAGAGTACCCAAAGAAAGGTATGATGCGTTTAGACTTGCAAGAGGTACAAGACACCCCCAACATATTGAACCGCCAGCGAGTAATCCTAATCCCAATAAGAGAAAGGTTAAAAAATGACAGAAGAAGGAACAGCGACAGAAACACTACTTGGCTTTGAAGGTGAACAGATAAAGACTTACGCCAGTGATGGTGTACCTTTATTTGAGGAAGCCAACCACGAAAAGATAGATAAGGTGCTTGAGAAGTTTAGTGGTGAAGGTGGTCAGGCCAAACTTGTTAAGGCTTATATGGAATTGGAATCCAAACAGGGAAAGATAGTCAAACCTTTGGACGAAAGTTCAACTGATAGGGATAGGGGTGATAGAAGGAAGTTCATAGCCTCTTTACTTAACGTCCCAGATACCCCTGACAATTACGATTTGATTGACCCTGAGAGTGTACCGGAAGGCTTGACTATTAACGACAATGTTAAGAACGAACTCAAGATAGCCGCTCACAAACATCACGTATCGCCGGAAGGTGCTCAGGCTATGTATGAACTTGTAAACAATACCATTATAGGTATGAAAGAGGCTCATACAGAGTCAGTTGTTAAGGCCACCGCCGAAACAGCTACAAGACTAAAAGCCGACTTAGGCCCTGACACATTCGTTAAGAGATGTGAACTCATTAAGAGGTTATTGGAAAGTAAGACCAGTTCTAAGGAGGAATGGGAATCATTCCAAAAGAGTATGGTCACTGACAATGACTTAGTAGGAACCAACTTCCTTATAAATAAAGTTCTCGGCGAATATGCAGAACAGGAACTTGGTGAAGGTTCTACCATTTACAGTCAGGCAAGAGAAAGGATGCAATCTAAAACATCACGGGAACAGGTATTCCCGAATAGTCCAGAAATGGACGAATAAAAAATTAAATTCAGACAACCCGTAAGGGCCTGATGCTTAGGAACAAAGAGTTCCCGCCGAATATGGGCGTAAAGCGTTAGGTGAGCCTGAAAGTTCAGATAACTCTCCGACTTGTTAATTTAACAGAAATGTAAAATTTTATTTGGAGAGTTAGATATGAGTACAGAAGTAGATTGGGGCACAAGATACCACCTCATTCAACTGGCCAAACTGGACAATCAACTACTCTCAAGATTCGGGAAGGTACTTTCAGAAAGTAACCCGATTTTGAGAGACATGCCCATATATCCATCTAATCAGATTTTAGGATATACAGGTATGAGGGAAACATCTTTACCAACCCCTCAGATTGTCAAAGTTGGCGATGGACACAGTGCCAGTAAGGTTGAGTGGGATGCTTTTTCGGAAGTTATCTCAATGTTCAAAGACAGAGTAGATATTCCGAGAGACGCTTTAAGGCTCCAGAAAGACCAGACCGCAAAAAGGCTTCTCATCCTCGATAGGCATGAAGAAGGCTTCGGTCAAGGCGTAGCCAACCATTTAATAAATGGTACATCAATAGCCTCCCCTGAGAAGTTTGATGGGCTTGGCGTAAGATATAACACACCGGATTCAACAAACCCACTTAATCCCTCAAGTTCAGGCGATTATGGTGTGTGGGACATGGGTGGTACGGGAGATGATACTTCCAGTATATTCATGGTTCAGTGGGCAGAAGATAAGGTTTGCGGCATTTGTCCCCAGAATGACCCCAATAAGGGTATCAGGGTACGAGACAAGGGTCTTGTTTACGTAAGTGCCGAGAACTCAAAAGACCGAGAAGATTACCGCACAGAACTCGAATGGGATTTGGGTTTATGTGTGAGTGATTACCGTGCAGTGAACCGTATTCGTAACATCGAAACGGCGATTACAAATATTTCCACTAACCTATGGAAGTATCTCGTTCAGGCAAGAAACTCTTTCAAGGGTTCTGAGCCTGTATTTATATACGTAAGTCCGGGCATCTTCAACCACCTCGACATCCTGAGTGTGGACAAGCAGAACGTCCGATATACTTCAGACAATATTTGGGGTAAACCGCTGATGATGTGGCGTGATTGTGTTGTTGGAAAGTGCGACTGCATTTCTGATGCCGAAACCGCCGTAGCAGCAGCATAAAGAAAGGAGGCTCTTTTATGGGAGCTCATTCAAATTTAGGTGTATTTAGTGATGTGCAAGCCTTAGTAGCTTCTGCTGCATCGACTTATACATTAAACCTTAATCGAACTACCCCTCGGATTGGTGTAGGCGTTCCAATTTACCTTTGTGTAAGGGTTGGAGCTGCGTTTACGGTCTGTACCAACTATACGTTTGCCCTTCAGGGCGATGCAGATGATGGTTCAGGTGACCCAGCCGGTGTATGGGGAACAACTTTTTTCCAAAGAACAGTTGTATTGGCTTCGCTAACTGCGGGGGCTTGGATTTTCAGGATTGCACTTCCTTATGAAGCAATCATAAGGCACATAAGACTCTACTATACCGAAACAGGTTCAACTGAGGCAACAGGAACTGTGGATGCGTGGCTCGATTTAATGCCGCAATCCGATATAGGCCAAAAGGCTCAAGTGTGGGCATCACCAGTAGGGAACCCATAAGAAAGGAGATAACTAATGAAAAAGATAATTTTTACAATAGTTCTGCTCCTGATTTTGTGTTCAACTTCTCATGCGTTGACCTACGATGCCGATAACTTCATAAGGAACCTTAGTTACGCTACAGCTCAGGATACCTCTACTAATCCTATTTATCTTTTCATGGATGAAGTAGAAGGTCAACTTGCAGGTGAAGATGGAGCAGCAAGTATCTTGCTCACACCTGGTACGGCTCCTACCGCAACTGAGGGTGCTGTTTATTACGATGCTGTAGGTGATGTTTTGAAGTTTCGCAATGCTTCTACATGGGTAACGCTGGCCTCTTCTGGCTCAGCGACTCTTGACGAGGCTTACGACGCTGGTACAGGTATTACAGTGGATGCAGGGGCGATTACTTTAACTACGAGTGCCGCTTCAGATAGTGCAGCCTTTGCAATAGTTCACGGTGAGACTGGT